TTCTTTCGGGACGTTCAGCACTGGTATCAATATTCGTAATTTACACAACATTATTTTTAGTAGCCCTAGTAAAAGCCCTATAAGAGTATTACAAAGTATTGGCCGTGGTTTAAGAGTTGGCGATAAAAAACAGTCAGCAACAGTCTATGATATTTCTGACGATTTAACCTATAAAGATAAAAAGAATTTTACCTTAGCCCATTTTCAGGAAAGAGTTAATATCTACAATAGAGAAAACTTTAACTATGAAATACATACTGTGGATTTAAAATGATATCGGATGAAGATTTTAAGTTTTTACTATACGAAAGTCGCAACTCATATAAAATATTAGAAATAGGTACTGGTACAGGTAAAAGTACAGCTGCCTTGGTAGCAAATCGAGCTACAGTTTATACCATAGATAGAAATAATATTTTTACTCATTTTGGATTAGACCATAATGTACATAGGTTTATCTGTGAAAGTCAAACTTACTGGCAAGAACATAATCACAAAGACTTTGATTTTGTATTTGTTGATGCTTCAATAGGTTCAGGTGATTGTCAGGAAATATTAAAAAGAACAAAAGATACTTTTAATATTGTCTTCCATGATTATATACCTAATGAAACAAATAAAAATAAAAACAAAGGCGGCTTTAATTTAAAACATTTACTTTCAACTGCTTTGGAAAACTATGACATTAAAACAAGAACAGGTGGTACACATTGTATATTAGCCGAGTTAAGGAAAGATAAATAGTTATATGATTGATCGTATTGATACAAAGTCAGTTAAGATAATCAGGCTGGTTTCTGGAGAAGAAATCTGTTGTAAGTTTCCTTTACATAAAAATCAACTACCTGAAAATTCAAAGCTGTTAAGATTACAGGAACCAATGTTAATCAAATATGTTCCTAGAATTACTGAACAAGGTATATCTGATTATATAGCTTTAGTACGCTGGGTTGGTTTTACAGATGAAAAAATAGTAACGATCCCAATAGACAAAATAATTACAATATGTAATGCTACACCAGCGTTTACAGAAAGATATAGTAAACTTACTGTTGCTTTGAAAAATGCTAAACAACAGTTACCAGGATTTATAGAAAGAAATATGACGGATGAAGAACTTGAACAAGAAGATTCCGATTCCTATAATGAAGAAGATGTGAAGGAGGTAAGTGACTTGTTGAGAATGCCAAGTAAAAAGATTCACTAAAGTGGGTAGCTAGGTCTCTGGAGATCAACCCACATAGGTAGTATATCAATTTTTGCTCACTTGTCAAGCACCTATGAAAATTAGATTTTATGAAAGATTAGATGGAATGAGATGGCTCGGGTTTATACTTGCTATGATTGGGGCTTTTATTCTATCAAATGCAAATCCTAATACACAATGGATGGGATGGGCAGTTGCAACAGTATCTTGTAGTATATGGATATATATGGGAATCAAAGATAAAGATACACCTAGAGCTCTAATGGAATTTATGTATTTGTTACTTGCATTAAGGGCCATTTATAATTGGTTAATATGAAAGAAGAATGGACAATAAAAGCGACATATAATAGTGACAATCCTAAAAAATATTGTCAAGTGTGTTATCCATTTAAAGGAACAATTAAACAACTTGAAAAAAAGATATGGAAACACTATAATGAAAATTATGAAGAATATGGTAAAGCAGAAGCTGTGGAGGTCGAACTTATAACATAAACCGTTGACAAAAACAACCAAATGTAGTATTATATAATTATGACTAGAACAAGAAAAAAATCCGAACATTATGTAGATAACAAAGTTTTTCTACAGGCTATGATTGAGTACAAAGACAAGTGCGATAAGGCCGAAAAAAGAAATAGAAAAGCACCACCAGTTACAAACTATATCGGTGAATGTTTTTTAAAGATAGCAAATCACTTATCTTATAGACCTAATTTTATTAACTATACTTTTAGAGATGATATGATTTCTGATGGTATAGAAAATTGTTTACAATATCTTAAAAATTTTAATCCTAAAAAATCAAATAACCCATTTGCTTATTTTACACAAATTATCTATTATGCCTTTATTAGAAGAATACAAAAAGAAAAGAAACAATCAAGCATTAAGTATAGAATGATTGAACAGGCTAATATAGATGAATTTGCTGTGTTGCCTGGTGATACAAATAATGATTACAAAAATCAATTCTTAGAATTTTTAAGAAAAAACAAACCCTCAACTGAGGAACAACCTACAGCGAATGAGATAAGAGTTAAAAAAAGAAAGAAAAGAACTTATACAAGCGTCCTAGATATATAATGAAAATTGCATTGTTGAATGATACACACTTCGGTGTTCGTAATGATAGTGAAGCATTTAGAAATTATCAATTAAGATTTTATAATGAAATCTTTTTTCCATACCTAGAAGAACACAACATTAAAACATTGGTTCATTTAGGCGATGTTGTTGATAGAAGAAAGTTTATTAACTTTCAAACAGCCTCTATTTTTAGAAAACAATTTTGGGATCGTTTATACGAAGAACAAATTGACACTCACGTAATTTTAGGAAACCACGATACATACTTTAAAAATACGAACCAAGTAAATGCAATAGAAAACTTATATTCTTCTTTTGATAAAAAGAATGAACCTTGGGTATACTCTAAATCAACTGTAGTTGACTTTGATGGTACGCCTATATTATTTGTACCTTGGATTTGTGATGACAACTATGATCACTCCATGGAAATGTTACGTACAGCTAAAGCAGAAATAGTAATGGGACACTTAGAAATAAAAGGTATTGAAATGCAAAACGGAGTTATTAATGAACACGGTTTAGCAAAATCAGACTTTCAAAGATATGATAGAGTAATTTCAGGACATTTTCATAAACATACAGATGATGGTCAGATACACTATAATGGTGCTCAATATGAAATGACCTGGTCAGACTATCAGGATCCAAAGGGCTTTCATATATTTGATACCGAAACAAGAGAAATAACAAGGGTACGAAATCCTTTAACCATACATAAAAAGATAATATATGATGACAAAAAGAAAGATTATGCAAACTACGATTTAACAGAATACAACAATCACTTTATAAAATTAATAGTGTTAAATAAAACAAATAATAATGTATTTGACAAATTTGTTGAAAGGTTGTATAATGAAATAACAGTACACGATTTAAATATCATAGAAGATTATTCTGATATAAAAGCTAGTGTAAGAGAAGATATACTTGAAATGGGTGAAGACACAGTTACATTCCTAAATAACTATGTTGATCAAATAGAAACGGATGTAAACAAAACCAAACTAAAAGAATATCTAAAGTCAATTTATATTGAGGCAAGTGACAACACAGTATGATATATTTTAAAAAATTAAGATGGCGAAACTTTCTATCTACTGGTAATCAGTTTATAGAGGTTGACCTAGCAAAGGCACCATCAACACTAATCATTGGTACAAACGGTGCAGGAAAATCTACTATGCTTGACGCATTATGTTTTGCTCTATTTAATAGACCGTTTAGAGATATAAAAAAAGAACAACTAGTAAATACAATCAACCTAAATGATTGTGAAATAGAGTGTGAGTTTGAAACAAGCAATAAAAAATACAAAATCATAAGAGGAATTAAACCAAACAAATTTGAGATTTATTGTAACAATGTATTGTTAAATCAGGATGCTTCAAACGTTGACTATCAAAATATGCTAGAGCAAAACATTTTGAAATGTAACTATCGTGCTTTTTGTCAAGTTGTTATATTAGGCTCTACCTCATATGAACCGTTTATGCATTTACGTGCTAGATATAGACGAGAGGTTGTTGAAGAAATATTAGATATAAGAGTTTTTAGTCATATGGATTTATTATTAAGACAAAAACAAGGCGAGTTAAACAAATCTGTTATTGATGTTAAACATAGATATGATTTAATGCAGGAAAAGTACGAGTTACAAAAAAAACATTTTGAAGAAATAAAAAATAGAGATACGTCTGATATTGAGGACAGAAAAAAACAATTAAAAGAAAACGAACAAAGTAATTACGAATATAATCAAAAACTGCAATTATTAAATGAAAAAATAATTTCTACAAAGGCAGAGGTTTGGAGTGGTGAAAAATATAACAAAAAGTCTAATGAGTTGGTCAAGCTAGAATCAAAGATAGAACACAATTTAGATACACACAGAAAAACATTATCATTTTTTCAAAACAATGACAGTTGTCCTACGTGTACACAGCCAATAGACCAACAGTTTAAACTAGATAAGATTAATAGTGAAGCAAACAAAATCAACGAATTAGAACTAGGGCTACAAAAATTATTTGATGAAAAAGGTAAAACAGATGAGAAGTTAAAAGAGTTAAATAAAATAAATCAGAAGCTATCAGAATTAAATATATCTGTAGCAAAAATAAACACTTCTATTTCAGAAATTAATAGACACTCAAATAGACTAGATACCGAAATTACTAAACTAGAATCAGATTCACAAAACACAAATAAAGTGGCTCAACAGTTAGAACAAATAAAAGATGAGTTAAAATCTGTAAACATAGAAAAAGAAAAGGCCATAGAAGAAAAAAAATACATTGACATTGCTAGAGAAATATTAAATGATACAGGTGTTAAAGCTAACATCATTAAGAAGTATCTGCCTATAATGAATAACTTAATTAATAAATATTTGCAATCTATGGATTTCTTTGTTAACTTTCATTTAGATGAAGAATTTAACGAAACAAT